CCGATGATAATCCCGATGACAATCCCGATGATAATCCCGATGATAATCCCGATGATAATCCCGATGATAATCCGGATGAAAAACTGGTTATGCAGGCAGTACTAAAATGTGGTGAAGCGGGTTTTCCTGAATTAGCACAGATGATAGTTGCAAATCCGGAAACGGCATCTCGTAGAATGATGCAATTAAAAGATGTAGAGCAATATAAAAATATTTGCTCCGCAGCTAATTTGCCAACAAATTTTTATAAAAGCCTGATTATGACAACACCGGGTATAGCTATGGCTAAAAAGCTTGTGCTTGATATGCAACTTGAAAATGATGGTGAAGATTTAGATATACATGGCACACTGCCTAAAACCAAAATCGAGTCAAAGTCTGATAAAATTCAAAATTCTTGGACGGCGGCTTTTACACAAGCGGGAGTTAAACTAAAATGACAATTAAGACAGAAACCATCCATGCGGGTGAGCACCTTTTAAGCGAAGGTAATGGAAACATCTCACGAGAAAGCATTGTGATTGCTTCTGGTGCAAACGTACTTTTACCCGGAACGGCACTTGGTAAAATAACAGCAAGTGGTAAGTATATTGCTTACGATGATTCAGCTAGTGATGGATCAGAAGTAGCAGCGGGAATTTTGTTCGATGGGGTGGATGCTTCTTCGGCGGATCAAGATGCGGTAGCACACGTTAGAGATTGCGTAATTGCTAAAGCAGATATTACATGGGCAGTACCAGGGGATGAAACTTCTGGTACCGCAGATTTGTTAGTCAATCACGTAATTGTACGCGGTTAATTGCGAATTATTTTAAATTCATTTTAAATTGGAGCTATAACTATGTCTTTACTAGATATTTTTAATGATGACGCATTCTCAACCGTTGAAATGACGAATGCCATCGACCTTGTTGAAACGCAGCCATCCTTAGTTGGTGGGCTTGGTATTTTTATAGATGAGCCGGTGAGAACCGAAACTGTTGCCGTTGAAAAACGTGAAGGTGTTTTAAGCGTTATTCAGACTTCGCAACGTGGGGAACCTCTTGATAATAAACGCGATAGTAAGCGTACTATCCGTGACTTTAGAACCTCACGAATAGCTAAGTCGGTTACTATTCACGCTTCTGAGTTACAGTTTATTCGTGAACTGGGTGAAGAAGAAAAAATTAAAAGTTTGCAGACTGAAATATCTAGACGTTTGCATGGACCAATGGGCTTAGTCGCAGAAGTTGAGGCAACTTGGGAAAATATGCGTCTAGGGTCAATTCAAAGTATCGTTTTAGATGCAGATGCTTCAGTTATCTACAATTTTAATTCAGAATTTGGTACTACTTTACCTACTGAAATTGCATTTGATTTAGATGTTACTGCAAATGGTGAACTTAAAACCTTAATTACTGCTTCCGTAATTAGACCGATGGCTCGCGCAGCTAAAGGTTTGAGATATACAGGCATTATCGGATTGTGTGGTGATACCTTTTTTGATAAATTGTTAGCAAACGGTGAGTATCGCGCATCTCAGCTTAATACTGAAAATGCTATTAAGCTTATTATGGGCACCGTGCAAAGTGTTAAAGCCTTTGGCATCACTTGGATAAATTATGTGGGAACGGATGACAATAGCACAATAGCTATCGCACCAACTAAAGTTAAATTTATTCCTGCGGGTGCTAGTGGTGCTTTTAGCTCTGTTTGGTCGCCTGGTGAAAGCTTTGATGATGTTGGACAAATGGGCACACCGTTGCAAGTTAAGATCATCCGAGATATAAAGCGTGACGCTTGGGTAGAATTAGAAGTGTATTCATATCCACTTATGCTTAATAAGCGCCCTGAGATGGCTTTTAGTGGTAAATCCGGCGCATAAAATATGAGTTGGGCGGAAGAAATAGAAGACATGGAAGAAAAAGTAATGGACACCTTTGAACTTGAAGGTGTCTATACTCCTTTTGAAAGCCAAGGCTTTGGAATTTCAGTAGAAATTAATGAAATTTCTGCAAAAATGGGGGATAAGGAAGAAGGAATAATGCGTTTTACCGAATACACGGCTACTGTTTATAAGTACCAAGTGAATGAAGTTAATCATGGGGATACTATTGAAATAGTAGGGCAGGAATATCGTTGTGAATTTATACTATCAACTACTTCAAAAACCTATGTGATTCAAGTAACAAAATTATAATGGCAAATACGATAGAAAAGCGTTTAAAAGATATAGAGAAAAGAGCAGAAATAAATTTAGTACGAGCAGTTAACCATGCATTAAAAAAAGGCAAGACAGTACTTATTAGATTAGTTAGAGCTGAGATACGAATGAAGCACAGAGATGTGTCTAATCTAATAAATATTAATCAAAAAGCAACGCGAGCAAATCCTTGGGGAGTCCTGCGAACATACTTTAAGCCTCAAGGTTTAATTAAGTTTGGTGCTAAGCGGGTACCGGGTGGGGTTAAAGTTCAAGTTGCTCTTGGCAGTCCGGGAGTAGTTCTTCCCGCGGCTTTTATTAGAGGCACAGGAAGCAATAAACGAGTTGTAATGCGTCGAAGTAATGGGCGTTTAAAAACTTTATATTCAGCCAGTGCAGAGCAAGTAATAAGAAGAAATTTTCCTCAAGTAGCGGATGAAATTGAAAACAACGTTAAAAAAGAATTTATTAGATTGACCAAGGCGAAAGTATAATGAGTAAAAGATATGATATATTGCTTGCTCTGGTAGCCGCACTAAAAGATATAACAACGGTTAATAACTATGCTGAAAATGTAAGAAAGGTTTACAAGGGCCGTACAGAATTTGGCGAGAATGAGACAGATTATTTTTTATCCATCATGGAAGAGCTAGATAATAGAGAAAAAAGCGCGGTTAAACCTGACATGGAGCATCATGTTATTCCTTTTTTAATTCAAGGATTTGTAAAAGAAGAAACGGGTGGTGGATTTGAAAGAGCGTATCAACTTTTAGCGGATGTACAAAAAAGATTAAGAATAGAAAAAGAAGGAAGACTTAATAAAACCGTGATTAAGATTGATATAGCACCGGGATCGGTAGTTAGGCCCTTAGATGGCACTGGCTCTAATTTTCTTTTTGTCATGGTAAGACTTAACATAACAATGGTTGAAAACTTTCAGCCTTAATTTAATTAGATTTAGGAGCAATTCATGAATGATTATGTTTTAGGAAAAGGAAAATTATTCTTTGATGTATTTGATGCACAAGGAAATACAACAGGTAAGCGGTTTTTGGGTAACTGTCCCGGATTTACTGTGCAAGTTACATCCGAAAATCTTGAGCACTTTTCGTCAACCGGTGGAATAAAAGAAAAAGACTTAGATATCTTGATTCAAGTTGATCGGTCTGCAACTATTTCTTGCGACAATATGGAAATGGCTAATTTAGAGCTTTTCTTAGTTGGTGAATTAGTTAAGATAACAGAAGCCATAGCCACTATTACGGATGAGCCTATTACCGTACTGCAAGACAGGTCATATCAACTAGGTGTAACTGTGGCTAAACCTACGGGTGTCCGAGCGGTTACGGGTGTGGCAGTAACAGATGCGGGTGGGTCTACAACTTACGTATTAGGTACGGACTACACCGTAGACTTGGATCTAGCTACGATATATATTATTTCAGGCGGGAATATTGCTTCCGGGTCTTCCGAAGACATTGAAGTTGATTACAGTACAACAGTTAATACTCGTGATCAGATAGCAGCATCTACTAAAGCGATTAAAGGTGCCTTGCATTATGTCGCGGATAATCCGCAAGGCGTTAATAAAGACCTATTTGGGCCTTCTGTTACCTTAGCACCTGAGGGGGACTTAGCTCTTATTGGCGAAGAGATAGGCACTATTGGCTTTAATGTTGGCTTTAATAAAAGAGATTCAAGTACGGCAGTTATATATTTGGATGGTAGAGCCGTCGCTTAGTTTAATCCTACTTTTATATTTACTCAAGCCGCTATTAATGATTTAATAGTGGCTCTTTTATATCCATTTGAGGGCGAAAACGATGGAAAATGATTTACAAGATCTAGATGCAATTAGTCCAGAAGAAAATAAAGTTGTAGAGCTTACAACAAATAAGATTGCATTAATTAAGATTAAGATTAAGCACCTAAAGCCTATTATGAAATTAGTAGGACCAATACTCCCCTTAATAAGTGAATCCTTTAGAGTTTTTGATGAGGATCCCGCAAGTAAAAATATGACACCTGGTAGTCGAGACAAAGCGCAAGAGAGCCATATGATGAATTTATTTCAAACACTTATAGAAGATCATCAAGACGGTATTTTAGGTTTAATAGCCTTACTTTCGGATTTAACGCAAGATCAAATAGAAGAGTTAGATTTAGCTGAATTCTCTAATCTTGTGTTTAGAATAGTGGAATTTAATATTGATTTTTTTACAAAAACAGTTCTTCCGAAGATAGCAGCAATACGCTTAAAAACGTAGAGACGAACTGGTTTGAAACAAAGCTGAATTTTATTTCTTGCGGTTTTACCTCTGATAGTTTTAACGATCTAACATTTGCGCAGTATAAGGGCTATAATAAGTGGATATCGAAAAAGAGGGCATCTAAATTAAAAGATATGGCAATGGCAGCATATGCTGGTCAAATGTCTAATAAAGGCTTTCAAAAATTCATTAAAGACTTATAGGCACTAATAATGGGCAATGATGTTGACATTCGTGTTGGTGGTAATAAAGAGGATTTAACTAAGGTATTAGCTCTTGCAGGTAAAGAGATAAGTGGCTTTGTTAAGCAAATGCAATCAACTTTTAACAAAGTTGACCTTTTTAAAAACGCTAACAAAAACATAATTACCTTTAGTCGTCAGATTAAAGATCTAAGAACGGATCAGTTCGCTTTAAATAAAACCTTAACTCAGTCTAAATCCGCATCCAAAGCAGCGGAGCAGGGATATAAGGGATCTTTAGAAGCATCTACTAAGCTTCAACTTAAGATTAAAGGTCTAAACAAGGAAATACGCGATAGTCGTAAAATAATTAGTACTTCCGCAGGTCGTAAAGAATATATTAAGCAAGGTGGAGATGTTGATGCTTTGCGTAAAAAAATCAAAGATCTAGTCTCACAAAGAGACAAAGAAAAAGATAGTCTTGCTCAAAATAAAATCTTAACTAGGTCAAATAGCGATGCCCTTCGCTTAGCTAAAAATGAGCTAAAATCCGCAACAACCGCGCACTCGGCTAACATAAAAAAGATTCAATCAGGCATTGTACAAAGAGAGCGCTGGCTAGCAATATCCAGGGAAAACAGAAAAGCACTTAAAGATGAAGGTGTGGATACTAAAAAACTAGTTTCTGAAAGACAGCGCCTAATTAGCAGCATTGAAAAAGCTAATAATCAAGCTAGATCAAGACAAAAAATATCTTCGGCTAAAAGTATAATTGGCATAGATTCCGGAAATGCAGAAAGAGAAGTGGTTAGAGTACAAGCCGCCTTTAGTCGTTTAAAAAAATCCGGAGTACTATCTGCAAGAGAAATATCCCGAGCTTATGCTGCGGCAAATTTAAGAATTAAAGAACTAAGAGGAACAGCGGCGGGGGCAACATCGGTATTTAGTGGATTGGTTGCTACCTTAGGTGGATTCTTTGCTATAACACAGGTGGCAAGAGCGGGTATAAGCTTCGTTGGTCTAGTAGATGAATACAAGTCTATTACGGCTCAAGTCAAGATTGCTACTCGTTCGGAGGAAGAGTTTAATCGAGCTCAAACAGAAATATTTAAGATAGCAAAAGCAACAAGAACACCACTTAATGATACGGCTAAACTTTTTGGACGGATAGCTAGAGCGACAAAAAAATTAAATGTTACGCAACAAGAACAGTTTGATACCGTAACCATTGTAAACAAAGCCATTCTTACTTCCGGAGCTAATTCAAGGGAAGCCGAAGCAGCAGTAATTCAACTTGGACAAGCCCTTTCGTCGGGACGATTGTCGGGAGATGAGCTAAGAAGTATAGCCGAACAAACGCCAAGAGTTGCACAAGCTATAGCGGATGGGCTAGGAAAGCCTTTAGGAGCATTAAAAGAATTAGGTAAGCAAGGTAAGTTAACGTCTGAGGTTGTCATAGCGGCACTGTTAACGCAAAGAGATGTTATCAATGAAGAGTTTGCTCAGCTACCAACAACGGTAGGTCAAGCTTTAAGTAATCTCAAGACGGAGTTTACTCAATTTGCGGGAGATTTTGAAAAACGTACTAAATTTACAGAAAATTTAGCCGATGGTATTAATGAAATTGCTGAAAATTTGCCCGCAATAATTGGCACTATTTTAACTTTGGGAAAAGTGGTCACGGCTGTTTTTGCAGGGTCGTTAATTAAAGGCTTCATTGCAAGATTAGTTGCAATGAGAGTTTCTATTTTAGCTAATGCTGCAGCCTTTAGAGTTATGGGTATTGCAGCCAATGGTATGCTTGGTATTTTTGGGCAAATAGCTATAACAATAGGCATACTTGCCGTATCTTTTTTAGATTTTGGGAATGATGCAGCCGAGGCAGCGGAAAGAATTGAAAAGTCGAAAATTAAAGTTGACAAGGCATTAGAGTCCTACAAAAAGCTAAGTAGTGAGCAAGCTAAACAAACAAGGCGAGAAGTACTTAGTGCTAAACAAAAGGATTTAGCTATAAAATATAGCGAGCAAAAGAAAGCTTTGGATGATTTTAATAAAGCTTTAAAAGAAAGTTTAGTTTTAGGCGCTAGAACAAATAGATTTGGGGGTCTAAGTCAGAATACGGTAGGACTAGCAGAGCAAGTACAAGAAGCAACTAAAGAGTATGAATCTCTTGAGCTAGAATTAGAAAACATAGCTAATCTCTTAGCCAAAATCTTTGATGAAGATAAAAAGCTTAGTGGTATTGGATCTACTTTAACTAAAATTGTTACTTTACCCGAGGGTTTTGATAAGAAGATTTTAGCTAAAATTGAATCTATTCAAAATGCGGTTAAAGGTTTTTCTGCCAGTATTGCCAAGAAAACAGCCACTTCAGTTAAAGAGGTTTTGGAAGCGGTTGAGCTTAGATTTAAAAAGTTAAATGATAAAATAGATAAAGAAACAAAAGCTCTTGAGGCTAACATTGTAAGGATTGATTTAACGGGCAAGAAAAATAAAGCGGCGGATTTAGAATCAGCAAAAAAGGCCTTAATATTATTGCAGATAGAGAAAAGCAGATTATCGGTAATTATTTCTCAAACACAAGAAAAAGAAAAGCAAGACTTTATTACAAATGAACAAAAGGCATTATCGGATTCAGCGGAAAAATTGCGATCACTAGATGCTCAAATACAAAATGTGTTTGCCAATTTAGCTACTAAGTCTGCGGCAACGGTAAGCGAAGTTATAGAAAGTGTTACGGCTAAATATAAAAATCTTTCGGATAAAGCGGCTAACTTAATTTCTCAGCTAAGAGCAACGGCAAGTGTCGCTAATGCTTCTGAGTCCTTAACTAATGAAGATAAAACCAGCGCGAATGAAAGAGTGATTAATGCGGAGGCGGCTCAAGAAGAAATTGAATTATTAACTGAGCAGGCGATTGTTTTAGAGTTGGTTAAAAATTTAAAAAAAGAACTGATTAGATTAACCTCGGAGCAAAACGCTTTTATTCAACAACAAGAAGCACTAGTGGCCACTGGCTCAATTACTCAGATTGAAGCACAAGAAAACATTCGTATTAAAACGCAAGAAACAACTGAGGAAATGATTCGTTTAAAAGAAGAGACGCAAAATACTATAGCGGGTTTTGTTGGCACAGCGGAGGCGGCTAAGCTTTTAGATAAAGCTGTAATTAGTGTTAAAGCTTTAACTAAAGAACAGCAATTAGCTGTACAAGTTAATGAACAGTTTGCCAGTGGATTGTCAACGGCTATTACGGAATTTGTTAGGGGTACTTTGAGTGCTAAAGATGCTTTTAAAAAATTCGCCGCAGATTTTCTTACTAGAATTGCTCAAATGATACTGCAGCAAACTATACTAAATGCAATAGGCGGGGGTGGAGGTATAGGCGGTGTGGTTGCATCATCCGTTGGATCAAATCATTCCGGCGGACTAGCAGGAACAGGGTCAAGGCGTTTGATTGATCCATCGGTATTTTTTGCCGCGCCTAGGTATCACACGGGAGGCATTGCGGGATTAGCACCAAATGAAGTCCCTAGCATTTTAGAAGAAGACGAAGAAGTTTTAACAACAAGTGATCCAAGGCATAGAAATAATAATAAAGGTCTAGAAGGACTTCAATTAAACGTTATAAACACTATTGATAGTAGTGCTGTCTTTGAAGAAGGCGCGAACACTTCTCAAGGAAGTAGAGCTATTTTAAATGTTATATCATCAAATAAATCTGCCTTTAAAGCTATACTACTGTAGGGAAATTTTATGATTTTAAGTGATAAAACAAAAACTAAATTATATTCTGCAATATCTGATCCAATTATGGATCAAAGAGTTAAGCTAAAAGCCAATAGAAAGGATGCGGTGGCTTTGGATCTAATGCTGTTTAAGTTAGAACAAAAGATATGGCAAGAAATTAAAACAGTTTTGAAATTGGAGTAATAAGTATGTCGACTGAAACAGGAACAGCGGCGGATAGCAATGCCTTATTTGCATTGTTTAGAACCTTTATAACCACGGACTTAGATCTAGTAGCCGCTAATCAAGATTGGGAAGAGTTGGAGTATACAGAAGGTGACTCGGATACTGCGGAATTATATTTAAGAGGAAAAGGTTTATCTGATTCCGATAGTATTTATGTGACACTTGAAAAGTTTCTTGAAGGTGCGGACTCTTTTAATTGGGGTTTCTCCGGAGCAACGGGATTTGTACAAGGCTTGGATATGAGTTTACAGCCGGGAGCTACTCCGGAAAAGGTATATATACACTTGCATAACACCGCGCTATCTTATTGGTTTTTTGCTAATGGTAGGCGATTTATGATTGTCGTTAAAGTTAATGGTGTTATTTACCAGAGTTGCTATTGTGGCTTTGTTGATGCTTTTGATTTACCTACGGAGTACCCCTATCCATTAATGATAAATGCATCCTCACCAACTAGAACACAAAGGTTTTCTTGGATAGGATCAAATGATCATAGCTCAATGGACAGAGGAGGAAATGCTACATCGGATGCAACGGCGAACGCTTTCATTATCGAATCATCCGGTGGATGGGAACGAATAAGAAGCTATACAAGCACGGGTGCCGTTAATAATTATATGTCCGCTACAAGTACAGCCGAGAGTAATAAAATAGCGGTGTGGCCATTTTTAGAGCAGCAAACAACAACGAGTGGACCCGAAACCTTTTTACCCGCTCCCGGCAATGAGTATGTTTTAAGAAGGCTTATTGTACTAAGTAATAGGTCAAGCAATGGCGATAAAGTGGTACATGGATCCTATGATGGGGTATATCAAGTATCTGGATCTGGTAATTCCGCTGAAAGTATAATTACAATAAATGGCGAAACATATATTGTTTTTTCTAATGTTTTTCGCACAGACATAGGCGATTTTTTCGCGGTAAAACAGGAGTAAATAATGTCATATCAAACAGGTACCGCAACTAGTGCGTCAAATTTTTTACAAATATTATCCACGTTTTTAGTTACAGCCGGGTATACGATTAACAGACAAGATAATGATGGTGAATATGAGCGTTTAAATTTTGAAAAGAATGGCTTTAATTATAATATTTATGCCAGCGCAGTCTCTATATTTTTAACCTTATCTTCTTCATATTCTGCGGTAGCGAAAGGATCTCAAACGGATGAGACGGAGGAAGGGATAAGTTCTAATGGGCGCTGTCAGATACAAGATTTGTCTGCGGGGGCTTTCCCCTCTTATCATATCTTTTATGATCAAGATTTTGTTCATGCAGTTATAGAAGATCAAAGTGGCGTGTACCGGCATCTATGTTTTGGGGAGATTGCTAAATATGGTACTTGGACGGGCGGGGCATATATAGACACGGTTTATTGGAGTATTGTCGCGTCACAGATTGATGTTCCAAGTTCGATATCAAGCCACTCAAAATTAGCACATGGCTATAATTCAGCCCATCCATCTAGTATGCACTTGAACTATGATAGAGATTTGACTAATACATATGTTTCGCAGTCGTCTAGCTCAAGTTCGGTGGATATGGTTTTATCGGGAAGTGGCATTGAGGATTCAAGTTCAAGCATTGGAAACATGTATGTCTTTCACAAAGTTACGCCTACTTCTCAAACACTAAAAGTTATATCAACACCTTTAGAGCTTTATGTTTCTAAGGGCACGGCGGGTTTAAAAGAGATCATGGGATATATACCTTTTACAAGGTCGGTAAACATTGAATTTTTAAATCCTTTGGATGTGGTTGACACGGATTGGATTGTGTTTCCGGTAATAGCTAAAAAAGATCCTAGCTTAAGAGATGACACTTATAATTCGGGTAATTATGGTTATGCTATTAAAAAAGTTATTTAGGAAAATCTAGATATGCCGGTAATTTCTGAGGAATTTAGATATTTTAATTCGGCTGTCCAAACGGTACTGGTTATCGCGCCCTTACACGCGGGAAAAGTAAGCGGATATGCTAATGCGCTAGCGGGAACGTTTGCCAGTAGTTTGCCTCGTGCCTCCGCAGTTAGTAATTTAACGGGAGTTGAATCAAAAAGTTATTATGATTTGTTTTATAATAAGATCCATTTGGTTCCGGAAAAGCTAGAACTAGGAAATGTGGCATCTTCACAAACACGAACGGTATTGCTTTGGAATGCCTATAAGATAAACAAAACTTTAAATGCCTTTACAGCAAACAACACAAATGGCATGAGTATCATAGAGCCTAAGAGTCCAGTAGCGACAATTCTGCCTTTAGAAATACTTGAGTACATTATTAAAATTGAGCCAAGCGGTGAAGCAACGGTAAATGCAACTTTAAATTGGACGATAGATACGGATATTTTTTCTTTGCCAATTACGGGAAATAGAATATCTGCCTTTTTCTATGCTCATAATTGGCGGTATATATTTATTGAAACATGGAGTTATTTAACTTCGGTTATAAGAAAAAAAGATGACACAGAGCAGAGAGCTAGATTAAGATTTAAGCCCAGAAAAAATATTAAGTTTAATTCAATTGTTTCAAATAATTCTCAAGCAGGTTTGAATAACATATTACATGGTTGGCATTCAAGATTATTTGCGGTGCCTCTATGGTCGGAACAAACAGAAACCACAACGGAGGTGAATATAGGTGAAATAAACTTAACAATTGAGAGTGATGAATTATCATATCATGCGGGTATGTTGATAGCTTTTTATAAGACTATAGATGTTTTTGAGATGCTTGAGATTTTAACCATAATAGGGAAAGATATTGTGCTAACAAATGGCACTATTTATAACTGGCCCGTTGGTACAAAAATAGTTGCAATGAATACTGCAAGGTTAAATTTAAATCAAACATTATCACAACACACGGACAGCGTATCTCAAGTTTCGCCTTTTTTTGAGTGTGATCCTATTTCGACTAAAACAAATTATGAAGGCGTGGCAGCACCCCTTATTTACAATCTAAAAGAGCTATGGATAACTAAAATAAATTGGAAGTCTGCAAGAAAAAATGCAAGCACGGCGTTAGTTGATAAAGTGGATAGCTTAACGGGTGGGCTAAGGACTTTTCCACTAATGAGCTTTTCGCCGCAAACTAAAGCACATACGTATTTACTTAAAGATAGAGCAGAGATTAAGCTATTTAAAGAATTTATAGAACGCCGAAAAGGAAAACTAAAAGCTTGCTACGTGCCTACCTATGATAATGATTTTCAGCCGGTTTCTGGGATCACAGCAAGCTCGTCTACTATTGATGTTAAAGACAATTTTTATCGAGATTACGTTGATGAGCATGGAGCCAGAAAACGATTATATTTGGAAACATATGATGGCACATATTTTACTTTAGAAATAATTGCTAACACTAATTTAGGAAATGGTACGCAAAGATTATCTTTTTCTACTTCGATAGCAAATGAAATACCTTTAGAAAATATTAAACTAATGAGCATACTAATGTATGCAAGATTAGTATCGGATAAAGTTGAATTTAAATACTTGTCTGCGGGAGTAGCAGAGGTTACTTTAAGTTTTTCTGCGATCAAGGAGCACGAATAATGAGCATTGATGTAATTGAAATATCGGAGGAAGACGCTATACCGGTATTACTATTTTTATATGAAGTCGGCGTGGTTAAATACCCGTACACAACTGCGGATAGTGAAATTGTTAAAGATGGCGTGGTTTACTCGCCAAATGAAGTTTTAGAGTCTAGTAGTATTGAAGCAGCAGCGGATAAACGTGGATCACCTTTGTCAATAACAACGGATGTAGATTTTGAAATTGCTAAAATATTTTTAAATGATGCACCACATACATCAATGCGATTAACTATATTTTTGGGTCATTTAGATGAGCCCGAATATAGAATACTTTGGAAAGGTAAAGTCACAAATGTTAATCGAATAGAAGGTCATAAAGCAAGTATCTCACATGAGCAGAACATATCAATTATAAATCGTGGAGGGCTAACGTATCGATATGGCGCAAATTGTAATCACAGCGTTTATAGAGGTGGATGTAATTTAGATATTAATGCTAATTCTGTAGATGGTGTAGTACAAGATGTAACGGGTTCAAATATAGTTGCTCCAGAATTTGGTTTGTTACCCGCAGGTGATTTGATTGGCGGCGTGGCAGTTTTTAATAACACTTACTATCGAATGATATTAGCACATGATGCAAATGCTATTACGTTGCATAGAGGAATACCAGGTTTAGGCATTGGTGATATTCTAAAAGTGGCTTCGGGTTGTGATAAAACGGTAACACGTTGCAAGGCTCTAGGGAATTTTGATAATCATCTTAGTTTTAAGACAATACCTAAACGGAATCCTTTTAGTGGACTCTCCGCAAGGTCGAGTGGATCAAGCAGTAGTAGTAGAGAGCAAAGCCCATTTAACTTGCGCGGCACCCGGTTCGATTAAAATCAAAAGGATTATTCATGAATTTTGTTATACAACTAATTATTCAAATACTAATAGCTATTGTTGTTGCAGAGTTGACAGCTAAAAAGCCGAAGACAAATTTAAAAGCAAAAGGCTTAGATGCTTTTAATTTCCCTACGGTATCCGCCGATAGAGCGATACCATATGTTTGTGGTAATGTTTTAATATCTGCGCCAAATGTAATATGGTATGGCGATCTAGTTGTGACTACTTTAACTAAAAGAGTTAAGTCAGGCTTGTTTAGTTCTTCACAACTTCCCGTAGGATTTGAATACAGATTAGGTTTAGAACTTTCATTAGCTTGGGGTGACATTGATAAATTAACCGAGATTTATTTTGGCGAAGAACTAGCTTTTTCGGGTAATGTTTTTGCAAGCACTGCGGGTACGCCTTTTTTAGTTAGTTCCCCCGAGCTTTTTGGTGGTAAAGAAAACGGTGGTGGTGTTTATGCATCTTGTATATTTTATCCGGGACATCAAACTCAGCCCGCAGATGAATATATGACAGCGCATGTACAAGATGGATATCGACATCAAGGCTTAGCTAAATTAATTTGGAAAGGACCAAGCGGAAATTTTACCGGAAAGTCAGGTTTGTTAGGCGAGTCTGAAAATATAAGTGCGATTAAAGTTAGGGTTACAAGATTGCCTAATTATTTAGGTAGTGCTTTTGAGGATATTGACGGTACGGCAAATCCAGCGGAAGTTATATATGAGATTTTAACAGGCAAGCATATCAATTTACCTGGTGTACCGACTGCGCCGTATTTAATCGATGTTGATTTTGATTTGCCTAACCTTTTAGTTGCGGCTGAAACATTTCATACCGAAGGGATGGGAATATCTTTTCAATGGCAACAAGACAGTATTATAGATGACATAATATCGGATATTGAAGAACACACTCAATCAAAGTTAATAGAAGATCCTATTACCGGATTACTTCAGTTAGTTTTACTTCGCAACGATTATGATATTAATTTAGTACCCGCTTATGATGAAGCCTCAATCATTGGATTTAACAATTTCTCTACCAATGCAGAGGACACTTTAACAAATGAAGTAATTGCTACCTATACTCAAATAGGAAGTAAGGATGTAAACCAACCTATTGCCATACAAAATAGCGGGAATTTATACGCACAAGAAAATATATCCACTATGAGCTTGGATTTGACTATGTTTACAAATCCGGAGACTGCCCAAAAACGAGCTTTTCTTGAATTGCAAATAGTTAGTAATCCCCTTCGGTCAGGTCAGGTTATTTTAGACCGTTCCGCTTGGGGAACTAAAGTTGGTTCGATCATTAAACTAAATTATGCCGAGTACAAAATTGTTAATTTGGCCGCAAGGGTAACGGGTATTGAATATGGATCTTTATTAAAGCGACATATCGTTGTGACTTTTGTTGAAGATGTATTCTCTTTGGGTGACAACATTTTCCCAAACCCGGCGAGCTCGGTTTGGGTAGACCCAAATACACCCCCCTCGGCCATACTGGACTCAGGAATATTTGAGGTACCTAAGCGATTATTAGACTCTGCAGAGCCAAATCAGATAGCAATGGTGCCTGTTAGGCCAACCGGGTCCGAGTATTCATACGATGTTTATAGAAGCTTAGATAATGGTACTAGTTATGATAGTTTACTTGTTGGCTTAGCTTTTCCAGATGCGGGTCAATTAACCGCGGATATACCTTTAGATACGGATTATCTGTTAGCCAATGGCGCGACTTTCACCAAATCTGAAAATTTTACCCACGCTAACAATGCTAATGTTCCGGATGAGTCTTTCCAAAATTTCATAATGATTAACACCGAGATTTTTGTTTATGATTATTTAATTGATAATTTAGATGAGACATTTACGACAAATGAATTGCATCGAGCACTTTTAGATACTTTACCTGTTTTGCATAGCATTGGGGATCTTGTTGTGCCCTTGGACCAAATGCTATATCTAGATACGGCTTTTGCAAATGACCAAAATGTTGACTTTAAACTATTGACATCTTCATGGGCGGGAAAATTAGATTTAGACGATGCAACGGGCATAGATTACACCATTATAAATAGAGAGAGCCTTCCATATCCCCCTGCAGATTTTCAGATAAATGCCACGCAAACAGTACCGGCTATATTTTCGGGAGACACAACCATAACTTGGAAGGGCAGAGATAGGACGAGCATGGGTTTGTTTAAACAGGGAGATGCCGAGAATGCGGTAGAATCGGGTGATATAACGGTTGTAGAAATTCGCCAAGCAAACGATATAATTATGCATACTGAGGATCCTGCGACCTCGCCTTTTATCTACACTTTAGAAGATGAACTTATTCATTTTGGTTTTTATCAGAGTCAAATAAAAATCGTAGCTTTTACCAAAAACTCACAAGGGGATAGTTTATTTAAGTGGGAAAGAACAATAAATAAAGAGGCACCCAATACACCACCATCTTCTGGCTTTAGTTTTGTGGCCAATGATAGAGAAATAACTTTTACCGATTTATCTATTGATGCCGATGGCACGGTTGACTCTTGGTTATGGGATTTTGGTGATTCAAATACCAGTACCGATCAAAACCCCGTACATACGTATGCTGTTAATGGCACATACGAAGTAACTTTGATAGTTACGGATGATGATAGCGATACGGGGCAGATAATAAAATCCGTGGAAGCTACCGATGTAAATAAGCTACCAATATCAGATTTTAGTTTTGTAATACTAGGCACGGTAGTAACTTTTTCAGATTTATCAACGGATAGTGATGGCACAATTGCATCTTGGTTATGGGATTTTGGCGATTCAAATACAAGTACTGATCAAAATCCTGTATATGATTATGGATCTAATGCTGTTTACTTGGTGACATTAACAACAACGGATAATGAGGGCGGTGTAAGCCAAATAAAAACTAAATCTATTGGCGTTGGCGTTAGTACGATCCCCGTTCTTAATTTACCAGGTAATGATACAACCTTAAATAAACTTGATTTGATTACATCTAAAATTTTCGTACCGGCTAGAGTTTCAGTTAGGCCAACTTTAGGCGGATCAGGTTGGGGTGGAGCAATTGCAGGATCAATCGGTGTGGGGGAAGCCATAAATAATATTCAAGCCGGATCATTGGATTTAAATGCTTACAAGTTTTCTGAGAGTAACTTAGAAAGGGGAAATAGTTACGAAACTATTCAGATACCAACAAATGATGACATAAAGCAAATAATAAATGCAAATGGTCTTCAGTCTTGGACCTTTGAGATCTGGGCATCTAAGAGTCCTTTCTCTTTTGAGATTATAGATATGGCAAGTGATGATTTTGCTTTAAGTATTTCACAATTGGGTAATCAATTGAGAGTTTATGCAGGCGGAACAGGGGGATCGCAATCCTATAGAGATGTGATTGTTAATAGTATATCAAGTTTAGTCGTGGTGTATGACGCGAACGTTCCAAGCTTAACGTATTATTTTAATGGCGTTGCCATAGTAGGTGTAATTGAAAGTAATAATGATATTTTAATTGTTCCGGCCCCATTGGGAGTTAATGAATATAAGATAAGAGTAAGCTCGAGTAGCTTCGGTGTAAATGTTGCAAATATTAAGCTAGCAATAGGCGCTAAAACGGCGGCGGAGGTATTGTCAGATTTTAATTCTGATACGGCTAATTTGGAGGGTGAGCAAACGACTAATGTTAAGATGCTAACTAATCTAGCATTAACAGATAGTCATGCTGATGACTCTGAGGGGGCTTATGCGGGCTTTGTTATTGAGCCGAGTTTGTTTTCAGGCAATAATGCAGCCTTTAAAGCTCTTTTAGGTAATACCAATCCACTTGATGAAACTGAGGTAATGATTACAAATTTAGATGCCAATATTGTTAAAGTGATACAAGTATCTGGTGATGCGTTGCAAGGCAGTCAACTGAATGTTGACCATGATATTAACGCTGGGGATCCACCAATATTCTTTTTAGCCAAAGAGTCCTTGTCCGGAGCGGGAACACTAACGGCTACTGTGCAAATTGTAGTTAATATTAATGGCGTAGATTACACTGCGGATAATATCGTTTTAACATGTACTCATGATGCTGCGATAGTACCACCAGTTCTAGGCGCTACAACGGATTTAGATGAGGCTATTGCAGATGCATCCGCTACAATGCATTTTTCCTTAGATGAAGTATCTGGCACATTATATGCGGATGTACCTGCCACTAATTTTCTGGTGGCCACAACGGATGTAGCAGCATCTAATAAAGATCCTTTACGTTTTGATGGGCTAGGTAGAAGTGCTTCGGTACTTAATAATGCTTCCTCCATAAATAGCGCACAAACCTTGGTAAATACTCGAGCTAATTTTTCCGTAGAATTTGGCTTGTCGATCGATAGCACGATACAACCTGGTACGGTGCAATATGTATGCGAAGTTGGAGAAAAATATGTGGTTAATAATGAGACAGCAAGAGGTACGGTTTCGGTATATTTAGTTACCGATCGGATATTTTTAAGAATATATTATCTTGATGCAAATATACCTTTTCAAAAAACGGTTTTTGCATATAAGAGCTATGCAGATAATATAGAGCGTTGGTATTCTGTTAGAATAAATGATGATGAGATATCGTTATTTGTTAATAATGAATTAGTATTAACGGTATTTAAACCCGCTGGAACTGATCTTGGCGCAGCGGTAAATGGTGACATAACTTTGTTAAATGCCGTGTATCAAGCACAAATGGATGAATTTGTATTCTATGATCATGCTATTCATCGAGATATTATAGATCGTAATAGCCAATACTTTTTAACAGGCTCATATACACCATAGTCAATAACTCATATACTGGTTAAACTTTTAAGAGGAGCTAAGAAGGTATATAAGGAAAGTCATATATTTTGCAGTCTTTTTATTAAGGGTATTAGGTTGGTTTTTAAGGGGTAAACATGAGCGAGCAGTTCGTAAAAAAAGATGTATTCAAAATTTGGGTAGATACGCACAAGCAATTGCAAGAACAACAAGCGACCTATCAAAATCAGATACTAAAAAATTTGTCAGTAGAAATCCGCCGAGTAGCGGATAATAATGAGGAAACTAATAAAAATGTGGGTGTGCTTATATCGCTAATTAAAGATGAAACTAATCTTACTCGAAAGATTTTAGATCAGCATATTTTAGAATTTAAGCTAAATAAGGATTATAACAAGTTAAAATTTAACAACTTGTTTAAAAGACAAGATACTCAAGACAAAATACTTTTAAAAAGTGCCCCAGTATGGAAATTTTGGTCAAATTTAAGCAAGAAAGGTAAAACTATTTTAACGAGCGTTACAATAGCAATACTTGTTTTAGTCGTGCAAAGCTATTATATAGAGTGGACAAAGGTTGACTCTAAAAAAGAGGATGTTAATCATGAAGCAAAGAAAAGAAACACTTAAATTAGTAGTACATTGCGCGTATACAAAGTCAAGCATGCATATTAAAGCGGCCACTGTAAGAAAATGGCATGTAGAAGATAATAAATGGAGTGATATAGGCTATCATTGGTTTATTCGTCGTAATGGTTTTTTAGAACCTGGTAGAGCCGAGGATTTAATTGGCAGCCATGCAAGGGGATATAATAGTATCTCCATAGCGGTTTGCTTAGCCGGTGGTATGTCGGATGATGGTAAGTCTGAAGATAATTTCACGCTGGAGCAGTATGAAACCCTAAGAGAGTTCATTGGTAATAAGGAAATTCAGTATCCGGATATAGAAGTTTTAGGCCATAGAGATTTACCTAAGGTTACAAAAGACTGTCCCTGTTTTTCAGTTAAAGATAAAATGCTAGAATGGAAATCGCATCTTCCCTTAAACCAAAATGGCATTCCTAGTTTTTCCGATGAATTAGAAGGAGTACCTAAACATGAATATTAAAATAATTTTAGCCGCGATATTAATACTATCGATAACCATTGGCTACTATGAGATTCAGACAAGTAATTTAAAAACCGAAGTAGCAGAGACAAAAGCAGAGCTTACTACGGCTAAGGCTAATGTGGCACTTTTAATAACGGAATCCGATGCTAAGGATGAATTACTAGCAAAGCAAAAAGCTAATCATGCTTTAGTTGTTCAAGGCTTTGCAGAAATAGAAAAACGAAACCGGACTTATGCTAAAGAGGTTAAATCTTTAAATAAGTCTCTCCTAGAACTAGCTGAACAAGAGGGCGAAAACCATGATTGGCTTACACAAAAAATACCTTACGATATTGCTATTGCTATTAATAACAGCTTGCGTACCGAAAACTCGCACAATAGTAGAATACCGACCCCAGATAGTATTGAAGTATCACGAGGTTCCTGAAGAACATTTAAAGCATTGTCAAAAGCCAGAGATAGACCTTGTAGATAAAACTAATACGGACGTAATAGAATACCTTAAAGAGTACGACATAGCTGTAGCAAGGTGTAATGATAAACTGGATGCAATTAGACCTCTTGTGAAGTCGCCCGAATAGATATGTTGTGCAGGTATAGTTTCAGAAAGGGATTTTTGAAACTTTAATCTTCCCACAAATCCTTAAAATCCTTGTTTTCTAAAAAAAAAGCTTTAGCGAATTTTTGACTACATAAACTTCTAAAACTCATATCATTTGTAACACTTTTTATAAAAGGTTCAAATTCAGGAATTTTGTGTACCGCGCTTTTATGATTAAAAGCTAAGCTAGGTTTTGGTCTACCTGGTCTTAAATAAAGCTCCGTGTTTTTAGTGACATCTTTCCAATTATAGTATTTTCTGGGGGGTATGCAAAAGCTACCCCATAAAGAAGTTTGCTTTGTCCAAGGGCTACCATACCACCAAGGCTCATATTTATAATCAGGGGTGCCAAGATAATGCCTTAGTACTCCCCGTGCAGGGTTTTCTAGAACCCAAAACAAAGGATTACACTCTTCTATAATTCTTAAGCAATGATCAACTAAATACATCCCCTTGTTTGGATCTCTAGCCAAACCACTTGGTCTAGCCGTTGAGAACTCAGTACAAGGAGGATTAGCAAATACGCCATAAATTTCTTCTTTACAGCTAAAATTTTGTACGCCAATATCAACACCAACTTTTATAACTTCAAAGCCATGCATACTAAAGACATATGAATCACTGCCGGTATCTGCGCATAAATGTAGAATTTTTTTCATAAGATATTTAATTCGCTTCTTCCCGTAATCTATTTAAATATTCATTGTTAGATGCTAAATGCCTAACGGTTTTTAAATAAGATTTTCTTTCATCTTCATCTAAAATTTCACTTGCTTTATCTTCAGTGAAGATTTTAGTTAAAAGGTAGGTAGCATCTTCTAAGTCTTTTATAACTAAGTCAAACATATTTAAAGCTAAGGCTATTTTTGTAAGAGATAAGCGCTCAATAGCGTTGGTATCAACAGCTATAACCTTTACCCCTTTATCATCAATTAAATAATGTGGATTGACTTTATTGTTGTGCGAGAATCCTATTCTTAGGGGTGTGTTTAGTATTTCGTTAATCATGGTGCTTTTCCTTTATTTTTGAATGCTCGTGCTCAATGCATAGCAAGTGTGCTGTTAGAGAAATTTTTCTATCTTTAAGTTTATTTGTAAGTTCTATGGCTTTATCATACTCTGCACTTATGCATAAGCTTTTTATTTCATTAATTATTTCTATTTGGTTCATAGTAATTTTTACTCGTCTTTCATGAAACATATCCAGTGCGTGTTAGCGCGTTTACCTGAGATATGTCCAAACAATGGCTTTTGATCCGTTAAGGAAAGAATTGAACTTGTTTTTATTTGTGTTTCATTCCATTTAAAAATTAAGGTACCACCGGGGACAAGCACTCTAAAGCATTCGGAAAAGCCTTTTTTAATAATCTATTTACCATATCTCATAATTTTCTCGCCTTTGCAAGCCACGGGTAAATCATCCGCCCAAGCAGGAATATCTAACATCATATTATCATACACTTCAAGAGGGATATCCGGATCGCCTTCACTAATAACTTCATCATGCACCGTAAGAAGCGGCGTGAATTCCGCGCTGTTATCTATTGTAATAAGAGCTTTAGCCATAATGTCCCTAGCAGTGCCTTGAGTTGCATTATGAGCGGCCTTTCCACCATAAAGATCTTGTTGTTGCCATTGGTGCTTCTCTAAGCCCCAGTATTTTATCTTTGAACCTAGCTTACCCCACGGTAGCATTTCGTCGATAATAGTGGCTTTAATGTAGGTTATGCATCTCCCGCTAGGAAGTTTGCAAAGAAGATTAGATCCTTGCAGACAATATGCAAACTTGGGCTTTGCATTTCTTGGTGGTGTCGAGCCAAACACATGACCATCTCCATAAACTGAATAGATTTTATTTGGTCGCATTACTGCGCTTTTGCTCGCGCCATCGGCTTCCGCCCATAAACTAACTATATTTGGGTTTGCTTTTCGCCAATCTACTTTTATTTGCTCTGCATATTCATAATCTACATTTTCTACGCCGTACTGCGCGCACATTTTTATATAAGCCTTAGCTCCGCCTTGAAAGCCAAGAGAAAGATTACCGGTTTTACCTACAAAACGTTCATCATAAGTAATATCTTCAATAGGCTTTCGATAAATAAGTGATGCTGTATGCTCATATATTTTACCGTGTGTACGAAACACTTCTAAAACGCCTTCTTCATTAGCTAACCATGCCAGTACTCGCGCTTCAATAGCTGAATAATCGGATACGAAGAGTATTTTCTTTTTAGACGGTATTAGCATTGACCTGATACAAGTTTGAAGCCCGTCAAATAAATTTCCAAAAAGCATTTCATTTAATTCATCGTTACCGGCTAAAAGATTTTCAACAAAAATCAGGGCTTCATCAAAGGTTGGTCGTGGTAAGTTTTGCGGTTGAAATAAGCGCCCACCCCATCTACCTGGTGCTGCCGCATGATACTGAAGAAGCCCTCGTATTCTATCGTCATCACAAACGCAAGCAAGAAGCCTGTCATATTTAGCAAGAGAAGTTCTTCCCGTGTTTTGTCGAATTTGCACGAGTTTTTTAACTCTCTCATTAGCATTTGGATCTTTCATTACTAATTTTAATTGTGCTTTATCAAAAGATTTAAGCTTGTATCCCTCATATTCTAAAAGATATCTTTTTGCTGCAAGAGGCGCGGTCTTTTTCAGCATGCCATTGGTAAGTATGTCCAATTTCTTATGCTCTAGTATCATTATTTTATCACGTAGCACTATGCTTGCTATTACGGCTACTCGGTCTATTCTGATCCCTCTAGCATTCATGTTTTGGTCAACTTTCCAAAGCTTATATTCACTGTTAGATAATTTTTTAATTCTAATAAATATGTTTCTTTCTGTTACAACATCTTGCTCGCAATAAGCATCAAGCTCTAGAAGTTTTTGTAAGCGATCCGGTTTGGAGTACTCTTTGCCTAACTTATCCGGCATGCATAACAAATTAATTAATCGGGTACCCGCTGCTTTATCTTTACGCTCTTTTGTATTTAAGCCTAAAGCAATACCGGCTTTATCTAAACTTAAGGGTAAGGCGTTAGCTGCGCACATAGCTTGAGAGCAATAGCATTGATTAAAATTTAACTCTATACCTAAAACATGTTTAAATATATTCCATTCAAAAAACAAATTGAAAGCAACAAGCTTAAATAAATTAACAGTAATAGACCGCATAATTTCATCGGGCATGTCGCTGTAATCGTTCATGTCTGCATAAAGAGGTGTATATGTTTTAATTGGGCCATCATTGAAAGCATATTTCATAACCAATAAGCGTGTACTTGGATCTCTCGCGTAACGTGCCGCACCCACAACCTTAATATGTACTTTACTGAAGGTTTCAACATCTACGTGAAGTCGGTCAAAATCTTGCATATATTAACTCCAAATAAAAAGGCACAAATTTAGTGCCTTTTTATTTTATGCTACATAGGTTAGTTATCAATTTAAAAAGTCTAATTCATCATCGTCTTCAAAAGCATCATCGTCTTCATCTAACATATCAAATTGATTTTCATCGGGTAATTCTTCATCGGTAAATCTTTCTCCGGACTTTACAAACTGAACCCCAACCACATTAGCATTTACTCGTTTCCCATGCTCATTACTCTGTAACCATAATGTAATGTTCATGTTCACATAATCCCCAGAAATGGGGCAGCCTTCATTTTCTTTTATGTGGTTTTTTTTTCGATCAACAACTACAGGCTTATATTTGTTAGACGCAACAACAATCCACTTATCCTTATATCTTTCTCTTACCGTGGATTCATCATTACCTTGGCGCAAGAACAAATATTCGCTACTTAGTTCATCCACGTCTGCCCAATCAGGATTACTAGCTTTTTCCTTTCTAATTAGTTTTTTAATGTAAACCAATATCTTTTCTTTTAATTTTTCGTGCTCAGGACCAAAGATTGCGGTAGCTTGGTACTTGAAGTCTTTGTTGTTTTGATAATCCGTGGCTTTAAAAAGATGCGGATATGATATTCTAACATTTGGCAGCGTTATAATTAGTGCCTTAGGTTTACTGTTTGTATCAGCCATAATAGCTCCCAGTTTTATATTTAATTTATGTTAAACAGAGAGAGCCTTATTGCCATCCCTATTTAAGCCTTGTACTATTTCCTAAAATCCCACTTTAGCCAGAGCTTCGGCTACCGCTGGATAATCGCCTTTATCTAATTGTGATATATTAGCTGCGCCAAATTTCTTTAAAAGCTTTTGAGCCTGAATCTGATTTGATTTTTTATCTTTGGCAAAAGCCTGAAGAGATGCAACAATACTTGCTTTTGTTACTTCTTTTGGTTCTTCCTTTTCATCATCATCATCATCATCATCTAGGCCAAAAATGTCCTCTTCGCCTTCACCAAGACCGTCACCTTCACCAAGACCGTCATCTTCACCAAGAGGATTATCTTTAGTAAGATCACTCTCCTTAGCTGCGGCCTCTTTCTTTGCTAGTGCTTTGGCTTTCTTCTTTTCTGCTGCCGTAGGTTTCTTTTCCTCTGCCATAGTTACTTCAGCCTCTATTAATTTTGCAAGTCTTGCAAATGCTGTAGCGCATTGCTTTTGCGCAAGCGTGTTTTCTTCAATAGTTAAAGAAAGTTTATCTAATTTATCTTCAAGTGACATAATTTGTTAACCTTTGTTTGTGTTGTATAGCTGTTAAAAGAAATTGCATATTACTTAGATTGCGTATATATTACAAGTCTTTCTTGACAAGCAAAGGTTTAATAGGAATATATGAAAGAGTACAACACCGCGGAGTTAATGATTATAGCTAAAGAAATGGAAAAGCTATTAGCGATGCCATATGTTGACAAATCCTTTCTAGCTAGAGAGTTAAAGGTTTCTCCACAGCTTGTAGGTCAATGGTGGTCGCGTGGTTGGATCCCATTAAAATATATTAAATCTTTGAGTGATTTTACTCAAGGTAAAATCAAATGCCATAAGCTAGCACCGGGTAAATTTCCCGAAATAAAAATTAATACTTAGTAAGCTCATTTTAATAAAAGCTATATAAAAGGGCCTCACTAATGACGGAAAGTATACAAGATCGACATAAGATCAAGATATCAATACTATCTAGCGCAAGATCAAATGATGTAAAAAATATTAACTTAACTTGGGGTGAGTTAGCAGAAAAGTTAAGCACTACCGTTCACACGGAAGAAACAGAAAGTGAATACCAAAATTTTAGTAATCCCGAAAAAGCTAGAGTTAAAGACATTGGAGGTTTTGTTGCAGGGCATTTTAAAAACAGCAAAAGAAAAGCTGTTAATCTTTCTTCGCGTAGCTGTGTAACACTCGATGTTGATTTTTCAGATGAAACCTTTCAGGCGCGTGTCAAATCTAAGTTTAAAAAGATTGCGTTCTTATACCACACTACACATTCAAATAGCGCTAAGCAAAAAAAATACCGCCTAATAATACCTTTACGTGAGCAGGTAGATAAAGATAAATATATCCCTATTGCGCGTAAATTAGCAGAATTGATAAACATAGAATGGGTAGATAAAACTTGTTATAGAATTAGTCAATTGATGTTTTGGGCATCTACGCCTAAAGATGGTAACTATGAGTTTTATAAAAACAATGCGCTCTTTGTTGATCCAAATAAAATACTGGGAATGTATAAAGATTGGCGAGATATTAGCGAGTGGCCATTGCATTCCAGTGAAGAAAACATAAGACTATCATTAGAAAAAGCAGAAGATCCTCTTTCTAAAAAAGGTATTATAGGTGCTTTTTGTAGAGCCTATTCAGTAAGCGAAGCCATAGCTAAATTTATACCAGATTTATATATTCCAGCGGATGATGGTAGATACACTTATCATGCTTCAAGCACAGCAAACGGCGCAGTTTTATACGAAGATAAATTTTTGTTTTCGCATCATGAGACGGATCCATGTTGTTCTATGCTTGTGAATGCTTTTGACTTAATTAGAATACATTTATATAAAAGTCTAGACGCTAAAGTTACAAAAAACTTAACCATCACTCAGCTACCATCTTATAAAGCAATTTGTGAAGACCTAAGAGAAGATGAAGCAGTTAAAGTTTTATTAGTTGAGGATCAAATAACTAACTTTGAAGACCTTGATGCGGCTACCCTTGAAAATGATCTATTTGCTGAAAACACGGATGATCAAAGTGATGAAAAAGAAAGTAACAAGGGTTTAATTAAAGTTAAAACCAAATGGTATAAACGATTAGAAATAAATAATAGAAATCAAATAGAGGCTTCCTTGCTAAACACTCGCCTTATTTTTGAGAATGACCCATTATTAGTTAGCACAGTGAAATATAATCGTTTTAGCCAAGACGTTGTACAGGTAGCTAATCTTCCGGAGTATCCCCTAAATCGACACGGCTTTAAAGTGCAAGAGAAGTTATGGGGTGATATTCAAGAAATAAAAATCCGATATTATCTTGAAGCGAATTACAAGATGCAAGTAAGCGATAAACAAGTGGAAGATACAGTTAAATTAGTTGCGGACATACAAGGATTTCACCCTGTTTTAGACTATCTTCAAGAGCTAGAATGGGATGGTGTTAAACGTGTAGAGAGCATGTGCAAAACATATTTAGGTACGGCGGATAATGAATATACTCGAGCAGTTTCTAGAAAGGTAATGGCCGCCGCTGTAGCTAGAGTTTATGATCCTGGTTGTAAATTTGATTACATGCTAATTCTAGAGGGTATGCAGGGTAAAAGAAAATCCACTTTTATTGAAGTTTTGGCAAAGGGCTGGTTTACCGACTCAATGGGCGATATTAAAAATAAAGATGCAATTGAAAACATGAGGGGAAAATGGATTATTGAAGCCGCTGAATTAGCAACGGTTAGTGTAGCCGAGGAAGAACATAAGAAAGCCTTTTTTAGTAGAAGAACAGATCGAATGCGAGAAGCTTATGGAAGAAAATCTAAGGATTATCCAAGACAATGCATTTTTATAGGCTCATGTAACCCTGATGGTAGTGGTTACTTAAAAGACATAACGGGCAATAGAAGATACTGGCCGGTTAGATGTGAAATAAAAGAAATACCCATTAAAAAACTTGAGGAAAATATAGACCAAATGTGGGCGGAAGCTGTGCAAATGTATTTGTCCGGAGAACCCTTATGGCTATCCGGGGAAGCGAATATCATAGCAGAAAGTGAGCAACAACTAAGACGACCAGATAATGAAATGGGTGGCATGATTAGAGCTTGGGCTGATAAGCCTATTCCAGAAAACCATTATGAATTAGATAGGGCTTCACGAGTAGCAATTGTTTTAGCTGATGGCGAAAAGGGAATAACTAGAAATAGAATTAGTATTATGTCGATATGGGAAGAGTGCTTTGGTAATGATGCGGTTAAATTGTCACCGGGCAAAAGAAAAGAAATACAAAGAGCCGTTTATGACTTGCCCGAATGGGATACTAAAGAGCCAAAACGCAGACAAGTAGGTAAAGAATTAGGACGACAACGTTGTTATCTTCGCTATATTTAAGTGGTCTTACCACTTATCTTGCTTAATGCTGTTACCCTAGTATTGTTTATATATTTTTAATTTTAGGAAACATTATGACATATTCAACTAAAGATAAGCTATCTAAGGAACAATTAGTACAAGTAGCGCAAGCTATTGAAGCCCATGCTTTTGGACAAATAGTTAACACTAGAATAGATAAAGATGATGCTTGGCGAAAAGTTCCATTAGTTTGGAAAGTGGCTAACTTGGAGCATGAGTATAAAATTGAGAAGGATGAGGAATTTAATTCTGTTCTCGAAAATATTGAGGAAGGCAAAAAATGAATATAGAAACAAAAACCTATTATCTGGCCAATTGTGAGAGTGGCCTTTTAGAAGCCTTTGTATGTACAGGTAAAAAAGATCCACAGTATTTTAAATTAAAGCTTTTACTAGATAGCCATAGCATGGTCGAATTAAGTAGAGGTAATTACCTTAAATTAAGGACAGAGCAACGTAAAGGTCTTGATATAATGCCTAAGCTTCAAATAGCCTTAGATATGCAGGAAGAATTAGATAGCAGCACCGCAGCATATGCCAGAAGCTTAGACCGGATATGCTGCGAATGTTTTAAAACCTTTGAATACATTTTATTTAGCAACGAGGGCGATCAAGATACTTGCTCTCACTGCCTTGTGCTTAATAGCACCCAAGAAGCTTTGGCTTTTAAAAATGATCCTAATTCTTTCAATAAATTAGTAGAAGATTGTCAAAACAGTGACTCAAAATACGAGATCATATACGCGGATCCCGCTTGGAAATATAAGGATCAGTCTAAAAACAGATCCGGTGCGTCCAAATATTATAAAGTAATGTCCCTAGATGATATTAAAGAAATGCCCGTTGCAGAGATATGTGAGAAGAATGCCATACTTTTCATGTGGGTAACAATGCCCCTTTTGCAAGAAGGCTTAGACGTTATTAAAGCTTGGGGATTTAGATATACTACTTGTGGTTTCAATTGGTTTAAGCGCAACAAAATTAAACATAATTTATTCATCGGCGGCGGGCATTATACCCGTTCTAACACAGAGCTATGCTTGCTAGGTGTGCGAGGTAAGCCTCTTAGTAGACTTAGCAGGTCTGTTAGACAAGCTCATGTAATTGATGAGGGTTCAATAATACCTATTCAGGAGCACTCTAAAAAACCTGATGTCTTTGCTGAAAATATAGTTACACTTTTTGGCGAAGAAACTAAACGGATTGAGCTATTTGCAAGGGATGCAAAAAAAGGTTGGGACGCATGGGGCAATGAAGTGGGACATGTATTAAATTCTGATAAACTAGAAGATGATTTTAGTTTCTTAGATTAGTTTTTATGATAAACGAACTAAAACATTGCTTAATAGAAATCACAAAAGCCATTGATAAAGATAATTTACAAACGTCTTTTTATTTAGCTTTAGTTCTTTGGTGGGTCGCTTTAACGCGAACGTATAAAAGGTAAAACATTATGCTTAAATATTTTAATAAAGGTTTTTTGCTTGGTTATATTACACATATACTTGTGACAGTTTTCGTTCAAGATTGGTATGGTAAAGAAGAGTATTTAAGAATCGTTGATAGTAATTGGCTAAATCTACATTGGCTAGTGTCAGTTGTGGCTTTGTTTTTATTATTAAATTATGTTTATCAATTAAAAAAACTTTTTATGAAAAGGAACAATATAAGGCTAAACCTAATTTATATAATATTAGACATCATGGCAGAATCTTCGCTAAACAAAAGACTAATACCAAAAGATTTAATCCCAGCGTTGATTAAATTGCAAAAAGAAAAGGAGAATATATAAATGCATTCTAAAGTGATAGCCGAGATATCGGTAACTGTTCAAATTACACTTAACGAAAAGGAAGCGAGAGCACTAGGGGCTATTTTTGGGTATGGCCCAGATGCTTTTTTAAAGGGATTTTATAAAAATCTAGGTAGGCACTATCTAGAGCCGCATGCTAAAGCTGTACCCGAGCTTTTTGCTAGTGTACAGAAACAAATAGGACCTGCTTTAGCAAGAGTGGATAAGGCAAGAAAAGAGTTTAATAGGATAGAATCATGAAAACAGTAATAGTAGAATCGCCTTTTGCTTTCACAAATAAATATCAATCTGAGCTTTATGAGAAGTATTTAAGTCTATGCCTTAGGCACTGCTTATTAAACTTTAACTCTGCCCCTTTTGCTAGCCACGGCTTGTATACAAGGAAATATGTTCTTGATGATACTAAGCCTCATGAAAGAGAGCTTGGCATAAATGCAGGCTTTGAATGGCGTATTCTGGCGAGCACTAGTATCTTTTTCATTGACTTGGGCTGGTCAAAGGGAATGAAAGAGGGGCATCAAGATTGTATTAATAAAAATACCACTTTTTCCTTAGTTAATTTACCAAATGTTATACGCGCGGAATTACATCTTAAAAGGTTTTGGACAGGAAACATTGTTCCGGCAAAAGCTAATTCTACTTTTTATTCCGAAACACAAAACAGTAAGGTTCTTATTGATATATTACAGGTGCAAAATGAAAGATAATATTACAAAAAGCCAAGGTGGTTTTATAGCAGGTAGATCGCAAAGAAAAGTTTGCCATATTAAAAAATCTGTAATTGCTGTAAGACGAGTTTTATATCCCAAAGGTAGTTATACAGAATCCAGTGGCATGACCAGTTAACTGGTTAGACCACTAACATAAATTTTTATGATAATATGATCACACTAAAATGAAAAGAAAAGCGATTATGTTTAGACAGGGGAAAATGTTGAATGAATGTTAATTTATGTATGAGTGCATTAGGATTCATATGGTATGCCATGTGGTTAATTTCAGTGTGTATTAATGACTTAGATTGCAATTATAAAAAGGATTATATTTTACCTAGACGTAATACTAAAACAGGAGAGTTATACGAGATGAAATATGCAGAAATAAAAATACAGGGTAACGTTATGTCCTTTTTTATCATGCTGTTTTTATCACTAATTGTTAGTGTAACCTTACTCGCTATTGAATTGGGTTATGCAGATATGCCAACTATTAAATTTGATAATCCCGAAACTAAAAATAAAACAACGAGGAAAAATAATGTTTAATTATATAAAAGGTTTATTTTGCCCACTGGATAATCATAAGCCTATTCTGCTTATGCATAGATCCGATTCAAAACGGTTTTATAGATGCTCTGAATGCGACTATCACTGGGATACTACATTAATAGCAATAAAGAAAGGCGCGCAGGTTACTAGGGTACCACTTTCATCAAAAAAGAATGCCATTGGTTATTCAAGCAATAAAACAATTTCTAAGAAAAGCCCACTAGCAATAAAACGTGATGCATGGTTTGCAAGTAAAGAAGGGCTAACCTGCAGTAATTATTTAACTTTAACCACGGAGGATTATCTTAAAAACAGATTAGAGTCTGCTTTCTTAGCCGGTGCTGTGGCTACCGAGGAAACACGTAAATTAATAGAAGAAGAAGATTTAAATGCTTCTTAGGGAAAGAGAAATTGTAGTAGATAACTTTGCAGGCGGCGGCGGTGCAAGTACGGGTATGTCAATGGGCCTTGGTAGACATGTGGACATTGCTATTAATCATGATAAAGATGCCATTGATATGCATCGGATGAACCATCCAGAATCTAGACATTACTGCGAGTCCGTATGGGATGTAGATCCGGTAGAAGCTTGTAATGACCGCCCGGTGGGTTTGGCATGGTTCTCCCCAGATTGCAAACATTTTTCCCGAGCAAAAGGGGCTACGCCAATAAACAATAACATACGCGGTTTAGCTTGGGTTTCTATAAGATGGGCATCTTTAGTACCTGTTAGAATAATCATGCTTGAAAATGTAGAAGAGTTTTTAACATGGGGTCCCGTTGTAGATGGGCAACCCTGTAAAAGTAGAAAAGGCGAAACCTTTAAGGGGTTTATTGATGCGTTAAGTACGGGCTTAGCTATTGATAGTCCCGTATGGAAAGATATATATTTAGCTCTTTTTAGAAACAATTTTGATCTAAAATATAAACTTTCACTTTATAAAAAAATAAAAAATGGGCTAGGATATAAAATAGATTGGAGAATTTTAAAAGCTTGTGACTTTGGTACACCAACTATAAGAAAGCGATTATTTTTAGTTGCACGTAATGATGGTCAAGATATTGGTTGGCCAAGACCAACACATGGTAAAGACCTTTTGCCCTACAGAACGGCAGCGGACATCATTGATTGGAACCTTCCCGTTCGCTCTATATTTAATCGTAAGCGTTCCCTTGCAGAAAGCACAATGAAGCGCATAGCTAAAGGCTTAGAAAAATTCGTGTTTAACTCAAGCAATCCTTTTTTGGTACCTGGTGAATGTGCAACTCCTTTTATAACAGAACATGCAAATGCCTCATCTCAAAGGAATTTCTCCGCGAATGAACCTCTCAGAACTATTTGTGCTAAAGTAAAGGGCGGCCATTTTGCTTTAGTCTCTGCTCATATAGCAAAACATTACACCGGCGTTATTGGATCTAATATTCAAGAGCCTTTGCATACTGTTACTGCTAAAGATCACAATGCCTTAGTAACAAGTCATATGATTAAATTTAGGGGCGATAACATTGGGCATAAAACAAATGAGCCTGTGCATACTATTTCCGCCGGTGGTTTTCACATTGGCGAAGTTAGAGCGTTTTTAGTTGAGTATTATGGCAATGGTAAAGCTCATAGCATAGATAAGCCCTTGCATACGATAACTACAAAAGATAGATTTGGCTTAGTCACAATTATGGGCGAGGATTATCAGATAGTTGATATAGGCATGAGAATGCTAGAACCTCATGAACTTTTTGCCGCACAAGGGTTTTCAAGTGATTATAAGATAAGTCATGACACTCAGGGTAAAAAGATAACAAAAGCTAAACAAGTCGCTAGATGTGGTAATACCGTATGCCCTCCCGTTGCTATGGCTCTTGTTCAAGCTAATTAAAGTCTTCATAACTAAAAACATAAAAGGTAAAATATTATGCAAAAGGAAAAAGCAAAGAAGCCAAAAGTAACCTTGACTTCGCAAAAAGTTTTAATTAGCGTTTTGACACAAAATGTTAAGAATTTAGTTCTAGCTAATGTTGAGTTTAAGTATAATCAAAAAGCACTTGAGGCTGCTTATGAGCAACTAACCGTCAATAGGCGTTTGCTTAAAATTCAACAAGAGCTTACAGATGACTACAAAAAAGCTAGCCAAATAGCTAGAAAAAATTCTGAAAGTTACGTTAGTATAAGAAACACTATCAAGGTATTAGTGTCTTTTGCTGCGCATAAGCCACTAAATATTGAACCTGAATATTTAGGTTTATTGTGTTTTTTAAGTGATATCTGTGATGGCGAGATACAATTATGAATGCTTATCCCTTACATTGGCCCATTGGTTGGCCAAGAACATATTCTCCAGAATGTTCACGATTTAAAAAGGCTTTTGCAAGAGCAATAGATGATTTATTCCTAGAATTAAGGCGGATGGAGGCTAAAAATATTGTTCTTTCTACAAATGTAGAACTAAAGCAAAATGGCTTACCGTATGCGATAAGATGCCAACCGAATGACAAAGGCGTTGCTGTGTATTTCGTATACAAGGGAAGTACCATGACTTTTGCTTGTGATCGTTGGCAAAAAGTGGAGGATAATGTTCATGCTATAATGAAAACCATATCTGCCTTGAGAGGTATTGAGCGTTGGGGTGCATCGGACATGATTGAAAGAGCCTTTACAGGTTTTGTTGCGATTGAACATAATCCAGTTACACCTTGGTATATAACCTTATTTTGTAAACCCGAAGCCAATTTAAATGAAGTTAAAATAGCATATAAGTATCAGTGCTCTAAATATCATCCGGATAAGCCTACTGCAAATGCGGAAAAATATGATGAAGTTCAAGATGCATATAAATTCTACATGAATATTAAAAGTTAAAATGCTATGTATATAAAAACCTTGGAATTATCTAGCCTTATGCCTTTTGGTAAATATAAAGACGAGCAGGTTGAGGATTTAATTTATGACCAACCTAGATACATTACCTGGTGCTATGAGAACGAAGTAGTGTCTTTTGATGTTGATGTAATACGAAAGCTTGAGGACAGAAAACTAATATAATTTTAGGTTTGCATCACCTTTGACGATGCGGAAAATATTATGAAAATGCGAGCAAAAATGAAAGTAACTTCTGTTAAACTTTTTGAAAAACATGAACAATTGATTATGAGTCCAGTAATAAAATCAGGGTACCCTGAATCGGGTTTGGATGAAGATAACACATACGCTAAGTTTACCCCGGGGGGAGAAGTGGATCTTGTAATTTCTAACCCGGGTTTATTTGGCAAGTTTAAGCCGGGCCAAGTGTTTTATCTAGACTTTACAGAAGTAGTACCAGTATAGATTTCGATTTCGATTTCGATTTCGATTTCGATTTCGATTTCGATTTCGATTTCGATTTAGTAAGCCAAACTTTTTAGTCAATTAATATTCTGCTAACACTAATTATTAATATATAAAACAGGTAAAATATTTTATATATTAATACAACATATCTTACTCCTACCAAACATTATTAATAAAACTATTTTAATAACAACATAGTTTTATTAACTTTTAAATGTTTTATCTTTATTTGCATTTAATGTAAATTTAGCCTATATTTAGATGCACCTATTTTTACTTAGACTATACCAAGTAAAAAGTAAACATAATAACACTAAATATTAGGTAATACAAAACCTCGTATTTACCTAATATTTAGTGTTAGGCCTATGCCTCAAAGATAGGGTAAACATAAATGTTAAGTAAAAGATTTACCCGCCGCATCGTGATAGGTAGAAATGAAAAGTTATATACTGAAAAAACTAGATCGGGTCAATTCGGCTTACGTCGGAATGATAAGATAAGCACTATGCTTGGTGATAATCAATGTCATTGCTTATGTATGGATAACACGGCTTATCCATTGTGCCCTGATTGCGGCGGTAAGGGCACACTTAATCCGAAAGCATATATCCGCGCCCGGCGAGCGTTCGTAAATTCCAGAAAATGAAAATACATTCCAAATTTATTTAGAATTTTCGTGGACGGGCTTAGCTCGGTATTACACCTGTGCGGGGTGTGAGTTTTAGTATTACTATACTCCAAGTAAAAATTCAAACTGGACCGACCAGTACATTTTTTCACAGGTCTGACCAGTGAAATTTCAAACTGGTCAGACCACTTCTTTAATGTCCTATCCTTTATAAGCCATATTAAAAATACTTTTTACATTTTTCACATCAACTGGTCAGAGCAGTATATAAGGTTTTTCTTGCTATAGTCCTTACATCGAAAATAACAGAGCGCAAAAAATGAAAAAATTAACTATCAAATATTCAAAAGGCTTAAGAATGTTTAAGGCTGAGTTTAATGGCTTATCTATGATAGAACCTACAAAAAATGATGCTATCGTTTCACTAACTAAAGCCTATAACGCTTTACCAACTTACGAAAGATAGAGGTTAAAATGGGAAACAAAAATTATACTAAAGTTAATCTAAAAGAAAGAATTAATTTTGTTAATTCCGCGATTATTGAGCAATGCATACCGTATTTTTTAAAATTCGAACCTAGAAATGGTTATCAAGCGGTTGATTTATACAAAGTTGATATTGACGGCTCAATTATCTGTAAGTCAATGTTGGAATGTGGATCAGCAAAAGAATGTAGCTTAAAAGTTGATCAATTTTTACTTGATCATGATGGTAGACCACGCTTAAAAAAGGCAACTAGAAAGCAGGCTAAAAAAATGTTAATGATTGCGGGAATACGTTTTAAAAAGGATTTTTTTCAATTGAGATTTTCGGAGCAATTACTTTTATATAATTTTGCAAAGCTATCTAATTATAGACAGCAAGCACATGCTAACGGATCTTTATCCCGTTATTTTTTCAAACATTTACAAACAAAAATAAGTTTATAAGGGGTTTCTTATGTTAAATCTTAAAATCGGGCAGGCTTTACAAACAAATACTGGTCTGGCTTACATCATGGACATACAAAAAGCTAAATCTATTACTAGCTTAATCACGGGCGCGGGTATGGTATCTATTTTGTTTGATATAACCTTACTTAGAGTAGATGGCTATTCTACGGTTATAGACGAGCATACCGCTTTAGGGCAAGCACAAACGGAATCTATATACCCCGCTTTAACTGAAGAAAAAAAGCTAAAATTGTTAGAAACTGAGAAAAAATTTAATTTAAAACAAAATCTAATCCTTGCGAATTATAAGGAAGATGCAAAAAAACAGAGAGATCAAGAAAGTCTAAATCAATTACTTTGCCTTAATAGTATGCCAAAGGGGACTAAATCATTATTAGTCGCTACATATAGCGAAAATGATAGCGATTCTCAAACGGACTATTACGGAGCTAAAAATATAAAATCTGTTATTATCGGGTTCTCTAAACATACCCGTGATTTATTTCCCGAAATGCGAAAAGCAGCCGCAACTTTTAAGCATACCTTGCATCTTTTTGATGCTGACGACAAATCAGAACATAGAGAAAAATATTCAATGGGTGGTGGTTTTTACTTAAAAACGGGTTCTAGATATTCGACAGGTTGGGGAGTTAAAAAATTAGATCTAAAATATGGATCAAGTAATAGATTAAAGACAGAAGACGAAACAGTTAGTACTATTAAAAACGTTAAAAAGCTGACTAGCTTTTCAACCCTTGACTACTCTATAAATTCTATCTATCACACAAAAAAAGAGTGTAACATGTTTATATGCTCGCCCGTATCACGTTTAGAAAGAGCTAAATTTTTGACAGAAAAACATAGAGCAATTAAAGCGGGGGGCTATTATTCTAGGCGATTTGGCAAAAGCCCTGCGGGGTTCGCTTTTTTCACTTTATTAGCTGCAAAAATTTATTGTGACAATAAAGAAAACGTAACACTTAAAGCCGAGAGTTTTTCTATAAAAGAAAAAGCTAGCCTTTGCACTAAATTTTTTAAATTAGCTGAAGGAATGCAAACAAAAATAGATGCACTTTTAGCACCAAGAGAATCTAACACGCCTCGTAAAATGCAATTTGCAAAGTCGGCTTTGCTAGATGCTGAGCAGCATATCTTAGTACAAAAAGCTTTATTTATTCTTGCAGAAGGCATAAAAAATAAAAATATGCCGGATGAGCTAAAAACAATCACTAATAAAAAACAACTTTTTGAAATTCTAAAGTTAGAAAGCCTGTCCGATAATCAAGGGTATTATGAATGTTATTATAGTACGGGAAAATTAAAAAACCCCTCCGATATTGGTGCATTTTTAATGCTACTAATATCGGCTAAAACACCTGAAAACACTTTTGACAATAAATCTAGGGAAGTTGATATTCTGCTAAGTGCTGTTAAATTCAATAAAATAGCGGGTTACTTTTCGACTGAAGGGAAAGCTCTGGATATACTAATAGATTCGCTAGAACTAAAACCGCATCATTATGTATTAGAGCCAGAAGCGGGATCGGGTTCTATCGTTGATAAAATTAAGCCTTTAGTTAAAAAAATTGATTGCGTTGAAATTAATTATTCTCTTTGCGAGATATTAGAAAAACGCGGGTTTAGTCCGAATCAAGGCGATTTTTTAGCTATGAAAGCAAAGCCTATTTATGATCGTATTGCCTTAAACCCACCTTTTGAAAAAGATCAGCATATTAACCATTTAATGCATTCTATCAAAATGCTAAAGCCTAATACTGGTCTTGTTTGTTGCATAATGCCAAAGGGCGCACATCTTAAAAAGCATAGTCTAAAAAATAAAAGGTTTTCTAATCTGGTTAAAAAATGGCTAGATTGCGGAATAGCTGAGATTATAGAATTGCCGGAAAATTCTTTTAAAAAAGTTGGAACTAGCATTAGTACGCAAATTTTAAAAGTGGATTTTTGGGGGGCTACATTATGAAAGCTTATTTTATTATATATAGGACTTTACTTATATGCTCATATGAAAAGTCTAATAAAGTATTGATACTAGCCGATTGTGAAAATAGCGCTTTTAGAGAGGCTATGCTTAGTGAATGTCATGGCTCCCTAGAAGATGATACCGCATCTTGGCTAAGTGATGATTTTTCCACTATAGCAGATATGAATGGTGAAATGATATATTGGGTTACAGGGTGCGAAGAAGTTAGCGAAAAAGACGCAAAAACATTAAAACGCTTTATGTCATTTATAGAAGCCGATAGCATAACAGACATAATAAAATATACTGACCTTATCCCTTTATTAAGTGGCGGTTATTCGGTAGGCATTGAAGGCGATAGCAAAGAGAATTTAAAACCTGCGCTATATGACACAAAAGAAGAAGCACAAAAGGAAATAGATGATTGTTGCACGGAGTATATCGCGCAAATTAAAGCGGGTGATCGTGAAAATGACGATATATACGAAGGCATACTGTCCAAAGTTTTTTGGAATGGTGAAGACTTAATACTATTAGATGATAATAATAATCATGTAGAAAAAATACTTTGGAGGGCACAACTGTGAAAAAATTAATTGAGATACCTTTTATGGGCTTTTATGAAAGTGTACATGATTACAATTTTCAGAAGTGCTTAGAACAAGATCTTCCAGAAATTGACGAGCTTGAAAATATAAATGATGATACCTATTTTGATCTTTCGCAAAGATATTGCTCCGAGTTTAGCTATACCAAGGCTATTAAAGACACTTATTGTATAGAATACGTTTCACAATTAAACAAAGAGCTAGAAAACAAATTAGGCCTAATCTTTAACGATTTAGACCAGCCCAAAGAATATAACTTTGAATCAGATCGATTATTTTGTCTAATTGGCCTAGATAAAGTCAAATTATTGCGCTCCCTTGTCGATGAAAAAGATTTTTTTTCACTAGTACTCGCTAGATTTACAAGCCGTGACGGATTTATCTCGGCTTATTCATCTAATGTTAAAGACTGGGGCAATCTATCTACTTGGGATCACAATCAACTAGGCGCGCTTATGAGTAGCTTTTGTAATTCAGAGTTAAATGATGATTGGGAAAGTTATTCTATGGATGACTATAATTCTAATGGTTATTTGTCCGATCTTGTAGAAAGAGGTTTATCAAATAAAGGTGAAAACATTTTAAAAGTAATTGAATCCTTTAAAATTCTAGAATTATCTTAACCCCAACACCTGGTAAATGTAAGTGATTAAAAAATTAGATATAGATCTTAATACTAGCTTTCAAACGGATATGCTAGATCCTGTTTGCTATGCTGTTATACCTTTAAGTGCTCAAATAAAGACTTGGGATAATTTACGAGAATTAATTATAAAAAAATATGAAGAAAATGCATTTTTTAATGTAAGTCTCTTAACTTTAAGAAACCAAGAGCGTTTACATTTTGAGATATTAAAACAGGTTAGAAAAGATAGAACGAGAAATCTTTGTTTTTCTAACACTTCTATTCTTTTTTTAACAGCTAAAGAATACTATTAGCGCATGCAACTGGTCGGAGCAGTAAATCCTTAACTTACTGATATAATAAGTCTAAATAAATTGTGGAATTTATAAAGTACATGGATATGGATAATTATGAAACAAAAAACAGCAAGTAGTAAAAAAATTAATGCCTTTTGCACAATTTATGCTTTTGCAAGAGAATATGTACAAGCAGGAACGCGCAAAAATAAAGATTTAAGCCTTTTCATAAATAAAAAATTAATTATGAAAAGCTTTAAGCAAGAATTGCAAAGGCAACTTAGGATTAGTATTGATACTAATACTTGGTTATTAGAGCAAAACGAGCTAAAAGATATTCATACGGGTAAGAAAAGCTTAAAAAAAATGTGTGAGGCTTACTATTATGAAGCTGTTAATGGTGCGAAAATATGAAAGCGTCAATGATTGTATACTTAGCAAATAAATGGTTTGATCACGCGGATAGTATGCGGGATTTATATCTGGACACAAATCAACCGGATCGTGTTGATTTTGCCGACAAAAAATTTATGCATTTTGCAGATCTTATGAATAATAAGCGAGAGCAAAATAAACGCGCCCCGCTAGGATCTAAAATTTTTAATGTGTGGGTAGAAGGTTATTGTGGGTTAACCATTAATAATGACGCTGTATTTTTAGGTGAATATCAAGCCTTGCGGTTTTCTGAAGCTGTAACGCTGGCTATTAATGATAACAAAAGAAAAGTTGTTGAATTTAAAACCCAGTGTAAACAAAACGTTTTGTTTTTCGATCCTGCTTTTGACATAAAATTTAATTAAAAAGGGTATTAACTATGTTAACTTTTCGATGCTTGCAAACTTCTTCCAGAAGCGGCTTTATAATTAAAGCCGAGCCAATTATAAAAAATGCGGAAAATTTAAAAGATTTAAAATCGCAATTTGTTAGCCCGCATTTATGGGAGTTTACCGAGCTTTTAGAAAAACCCAAAGCCATTGATACAGCAACGGTCATGCACTATCTAGCACTAGGTCTTAATATAGCTATACGTGACAATAAGGTATCTATTGACAATATACTAAACATTAACGAGAACGAATTTTATATGTATCTCTTTGATTATAGTTTAGCTATAGAAGGTATACTCTACCTATTAAATAAAAGCTCTTCGGTTAATATATATTCAAGCAGTGCAAAGAATGAATTTATTGCTACAAACTTAGGCACTATGCTTTATAGTGATATAATGCAGGGCGGGCGGATGCCTAAAGTTTCAATATGGCGAGAGCTTCTAGAAATTATATTAAGTAAGTGGATAAGCTCGTTATAAGTCTAAGGTTTTATTATTTATGCCGTGAATTAACACGGCTTTTTTATGCCCAAATATTAACCCCCCTAACACCTGACAAGAAGCCCTAATCTTTGTTATTGCGATAGCATGATCGGGGTATCACCATGTATATTGTTCTTCATGTTTAGGTGTTAGAGTCTGCAGTACTCACATTAAAAATCGATTATAAATTTAAGTATATTTCACTTTTAAAAGCCTAATACCCTGCATTACTTAACCGGATGCACTTCTCTTTGTTATTGCGATAGCATGATCGGGGGTTGCTTATATAGCACTCATTGAGCATGATCTATAATAAAACTAAAGGCTTATCTTTTATTCGTTCGCCTTCCTTCAACCTAAGACAACGCCCTAACTACTTTTATAATATCCTAAGCTCCTGTCTTGCATTGTGTGGGCTTTATAACAATTATTGATCTAATGTGTAGGCTCAGCTTAACTATGACTAACATCAACTGGTCAGACCAGTGACTGGTCTGACCACTGGGGACCCTGTGAAATATAAACCCTGACGGGGGCACCGTGGAAC